CGCTCGCGGGTGACGGCGAGCGCGCAAGATGTCCTGGTACCGGAGTGTTTTGACGGACTTCGTTAGTGTTTTTCAGTAGGGGGAGCAACCAACACATGATCTTGGCAAAAAATAGTGTTGATCATGGAGAGCCGGCGTGAAAATCGAGCAGTGGAGCGTCGAACGGATCATTCCGTACAAGAGAAATCCTCGACGCAACGAGGACGCGGTCGCAAAAGTGGCGGCGTCCATCAAGGAGTTCGGTTTTAAAGTCCCCATCGTTGTGGACAAGGACTCCGTAATCATCGCCGGCCACACCAGACTGCTCGCGGCGCTGCGGCTCGGCATGAAAGAAGTCCCCGTCCTGGTCGCTCGCGATCTCTCACCGGCGCAAGTGAAGGCATACCGGCTTGCGGACAACAGGGTCCACGAAGAGGCGACGTGGGACGAGGAACTTCTCGCGCTCGAACTCGGCGATCTTTCAAAACTCGGATTCAATCTCGAGGCGACTGGATTCGACGCCGACGAGATCAACGCGCTTCTGGACATCGACCAGGGCGGGCTGCTCCCCGGCGCCGAGGAGGACGCGGTTCCAGCAACGCCGGAGAAGCCGAAGACGTTCCCCGGCGAGCTCATCCAGCTCGGGAAGCACCGACTCATCTGTGGCGACTCGACGGACCCGTTCGTGATCGAGAAACTTTTCGCCGGCGCGAAGGCGGACGCCGTGTTCACCGATCCGCCGTACAACGTGAACTACGAAGGCTCGGCCGGCAAAATCAAAAACGATGACATGGAGGACGGCAAGTTCCGCACGTTCCTGCTCCACGCGTACTCCGTCATGTTCCGTGTGCTGAAGGACGGCGCCGCCGTCTACGTTTGCCACGCTGACACCGAAGGTCTGAATTTTCGCGGCGCGTTCAAGGAGGCGGGGTTCAAGCTCGCCGGCTGTCTCATCTGGTGTAAGGATTCGCTCGTGCTCGGTCGTTCGGACTACCAGTGGCAGCACGAGCCAATCCTCTACGGATGGAAGCCGACGGGACCGCACAAGTGGTACGGCGACCGGAAGTCCACGACCATCTCCGAGTTCATGCTCGAGGCGCCGCTCACGCAGGTCGAGCCGAATCTCTACCGTCTCCGGCTCGGGGACCAGTGGTTTCAGATCCGCGGCGAGAAGCTCTCCGTCGAGGAACTGGAGACGACCGTGGTGAAAGTCCCGAAGCCGAAAAAGAACGAGGACCATCCGACGATGAAGCCGGTCGCTCTCATCGACAAGATGCTCCGCAATTCCACGAAGAAAGCGAACCTCGTATTCGATCCGTTCGCCGGCTCCGGCTCGACGCTGGTCTCGTGCGAAAAGCTCGGGCGCACCGCCTACCTCTGCGAACTCGAGCCGAAGTTCTGTGACGTCATCGCGCTCCGATGGGAGCAGGTGACGGGCAAAAAGGTACGAAGGGAGACGCGTCAGTGATCCGGGAGCCAGCCGGAGCCTAGCCATCCATGCCCGTTGTCGACATCACGAAGGTCGCTTCTTTCCTGAACCTCACGGACAAACGCATCCAGCAGCTCGTGAAGGAGGGAATGCCGCGAGAGTCTCGCGGTCAATACGACCCGATCAAGTGCGCCCACTGGTACATCCGGTATCTGCAGCAGGCGCTCGAGAAGAGGTCCGTCCCGACTCTCGACGGCGGATTCGTCGGCGAGCGCGAGGAACGCGTGCGGCTCCTCCGAGCCGATGCGGACCTCCGGGAGATGGAGCTCGCGAAGGAGCGCAGCTTGGTTATCTCCATCGCGGACTACGAGCGCACTCTTGCCGATCTCATCCTCACCACGAAGGCGCGGATCATGGCGATTCCGCCGCGGCTCGCTCCAGACCTGGTGGGGGAAACCTCCCGCGTCATGATTCAGGCCAAGCTCGAGAAGGCGTGCAAGGAGTCACTCTCGTACCTTGCGCGAATGGATATCAATGCTAGCTCCTCAAACACACCCAAGCGCAGCAGCTAACCTCGCCGGGATGCTTGTGCGCTCTTGCGTGCTCTACGATCCCCCGCCCGACATCTCCGTCTCGCAATGGGCAATGAACAACCGCGTGCTCCCAAAAGGAACGACTTCGCGACCGGGACCCTTCAAGCCGGAAAAGTTCCAAATCGAAATGATGGACGTGATCCTGGACCCGCTAATTCACGAGGTAGTGATCCAGAAGAGCACGCAGGTGGGCTACTCCGACGCGGTGATCAATAACATTTGCGGCTACTACATCGACGCGGACCCCAAGCCGATCATGCTCGTACAGCCGACCATCGACAACGCGAAGGACTACGGAAAGAAGCGGATCACGCCGATGATCGAGTCCTGTCCGGCGCTCCGCACGAAAATCAAACCGCCGACGTCGCGGCGCGCGGGGAACACGCTCGCGCTGAAGGAATTCCCCGGCGGGTTCCTGAAGCTCACCGGCGCGAACTCCGGCGCCGGTCTACGCAGCGACCCGGTCCCCGTGGTGCTATTCGACGAGGTGGATGGCTACCCGATTGACGTCGACGGCGAAGGAGATCCCATCGCCATCGGCACACGCCGCACGGACGGATTCGCGGATTGGAAAATCGTCAAGGGTTCGACGCCGGCGAAGCCGAAGGGCATCTCGCCAATCGAGCGCGACTTTCTCCGGTCCGACATGCGGCGCTTCCACGTCCCGTGTCCGTTCTGCTCTTTCAAGCAGCCGCTGCGCTGGAGGGAGCCCATCCCGCCAAATGGGGACGGGTTCTATCGGCTCTTCTACTCCGTCGATGCCGACGGCCAGGTGGACGCGGCCAGCGTCGCCTACATCTGCGCCGGCTGTAAAAAGAAAATTCCCGAACGCTACAAACAGCAAATGCTCAACGCCGGCGAGTGGCTCGCCGAGTTCCCGGACCGCCCGACTGTGGGGTTCCACATCAACGCACTCTATTCGCCGTGGAGGGAAAACTGGCACGCGCTCGCGCAGGAGTGGCACGAGGCCAACAAGGAAAACAACCCGGAGAAGCTGAAGGCGTTCATCAATCTTCGGCTCGGGGAAACGTGGGAGGAGCAGGGCGACTCTGTGGAAGCGGTCGCTCTGAAAGCCAGGCTCGAGGCCTATCAGGCGGAAATCCCGGACGGCGTGGGACTACTCACCGCCGCGGTCGACGTCCAGAGCGACCGCCTCGAGTGCGTGGTGAAGGGATGGGGCGACAAAGAGGAATCTTGGCTCATCGCCTACCAGCAACTATTCGGCGATCCCGGCCAGGAGGCGGTGTGGAATGAACTGGACTCGTTCCTGCTCTCGACGTGGGATCACGCGTCCGGGCAAAAGGTAAAAATCACCTGCACCATGATCGACTCCGGCGGTCTACACACAGACTCCGTCTATCGTTTCGTTCGCGCGCGGCAACACCGGAAAATCTTCGCGCTGAAAGGCTCGAGCGAATCGGGGAAGGAGATCCTCGGGAAGTTCAGCATCAACAATCAGTACCGCGTGAAGCTGTGGCTCATCGGAACAGACACGGCAAAGGACCGCATCTTCGCACGAATGAAAATCCCCGGCGCCGGTCCTGGCTACATGCATCTCCCCGACTTCATCGAGGACGAGTATCTCGCGCAGCTCACTTCCGAGAAGGCCGTCCGGCGGTACCGCCGCGGCAAGGGCACCATCCGGGAATACATCAAGACGCGCGCTCGCAACGAGGCGCTGGACCTTGAGGTCTATGCGCTCGCGGCGCTCTACGTCCTCGGTCAGGCGGCGATCCGCAAGCTCGGGGAAATGGCCGCGGCGCTCCGGCTCCCGCCGCCTGACGAGCCGCCTGGCGGGGGCAGCGGTGGCGCACAGGGCGGTACAGGCGGGGAATCCGGGGGGTCTGGGCGCCCTGGGCGGGGGTCCTCGTGGGTCCAGGGATGGTGAGGCTTAGACCTTTTTTGACACGTAATCTTTTGGAACACCAGTCGCCGTTCCGAGTGGACTTCCATCCGGGCCAGAGCGAACCTGAAATCGTAGTAAGTACTCACTACGATAAATCTGGAGGGCAACGAACGTGCTGAAAACAGAACTCCTACCCCTGAACCTAGAAATGGAATGCGCGCTTGGCTCCGTCCGTATGGGCCAGACCGAAGGCTCCGGCGGTATGGCGCAACTCTTCGATCCCGACGGGAGGCCGAACATCATCTGCAGGACTGCTTTCGCCGCGCGCTGGTGCTCTGGCAATTCCGACTGGACGTTTGAGGTGCTCTCATGAACTGGGCAGCAATCGCTTTTGTGTTCGCGTTCTGCTCCGCGGTCTATTTCCTGAAGAACATCATCATCGTCTCGCTCTCCCCGGAGTTCAAGGCGGACATGGAACGGCTCCGTGAGCAGCGTCGCCGGCGGAAGGCCGCGAGGAGGAACTCTTGAAGTCTTTCTCGATCAGCGCGTACTTTCGTGAGGTGAAACCAGCCCACGCCGCGTTCCAGCATTGCGTGGCGACGGGCGATGAAATGCGCACGGCGGTCTGCCGCGGACTCCGTGAACTCCGCGAGCGTCCCGGCATCAAGGGCAAGCGGATAACGGAAGTTGACCTCAAGGTGAAAGAGATCAGTGTTGCAATCCAGGAACAGTAGTACGGAAGTAATCTCTCCCGTCGGAGTAGTCACTCTAAAATCGAACCAGGAGGCTCCCTATGAAACGGATTCTAGCCATCGCCGCCGCTCTCGCCCTGCTCTCCGCCGGCGTGTCAGCGAAAGATAAAAACATCCTGGTGCAGACCGACAAGTTCACCGGAAAGACCACGGTGATCATGAAAGAGATGAGCCTGGGACAGGGCTTCACAAACAACGCGCATCCGAACGATCTCGTGGGAATCTATTTGTCGGCGTTTTCAGCTCCAGGCCCGAATCCCACAGCTCTGGTGATCAAGGCTTACGCCGCGAACTGGCAGTTTCTAGGAGGGGCGGATGTCCGCCTGCTCATCGATGGCGAGCGTATCGACTTGGGGCATTTCGCCAGAATGAAGGGCACCGTCGAAGGAGGCATCGTGACGGACACGATTGCATCTCCGGTCGACCGTGCGGTATTCGAAAAAATCGGCACAGCCAAGAGCGTCGAAATGCAAATCGGGCCTTACGAGACCAAGCTGAACGCCAAAGGTATCGAACGAGTACGCGCGTTCGTCGCGGCTCTTCCTGTAGCTGCCGCTTCCCGCTAGAATAAAATTTAAGGCTCAACTCCATCTCTGCAATCCACGGCTCCCGAGGTCCCCCGACCTTTGGGAGCCGTCCTCCGTTGCCTAACCCGCCATTGAGAAAGTCTCACCTAGCCCTATAGGTAGTGTCCCGCTTAGTTTTATGCACAATGCCTCCGATCATCCCCGACGTCGTGCCGGACCACTTCCCCGCGGGGACGACGGTAAAGTTCACTCGTTCCTTCGGGGACTTCCAACCCTCGGACGGATGGGCGTACACGATCTACCTGAACGGTCTCACCCAGAAGTTCAACAAAGCCGCCACGGTCCTCAGCAATATCTTCCAGATCGAATTCCTTCCCACTGACACCGCCGCCTTAAACCCCGGTCCCTTCCGCTACGCGGAGCGTCTCTCGAACTCTGGAACGGGAGAGGTGTACGACCTTTCCGGCGACGAACTCGTGATCAACATCGAGCCGAATGTCGGGAGCGCCGCCGCCGGCGTGTTCAACACATGGGAGGAGCGCACTCTCGCCGTTGTCGAGGCGGCGATTGCTGGACGGCTCACCGCTGACATCCAGGCGTATCAAATCGCCGGCCGCTCCGTCAGCAAAATCCCCGTGCAGGAACTCCGGCAGATCCGCGGCGAACTGAAGGCCGCGGTCTGGCGCCAGAACCATCCCGGACAGCTTGGTGTCCCGCACAAGATCTCCTTCACCCCCGATTCGGAAGTCGCGGAGTTCCCACCGACGTGGCAGGACGTCACTGGATTCCAACGATGAACGCTCCCGCCTGGTTCCGGCGGCTGACCGCATTCATCACTGGCAAGCGTTCACTGACGGTTTTCAGCGGTGCCACAGGCGGTCGCCTGACGATGGATTGGATTGCTTCGATCCTTTCCGCCGACCAGGAAATCAAGGGGAACATGCGGCTGCTCCGCGCGCGCTCGCGCGAACTGTCGCGGAACAACCCCGTCGCCAAGTCCTACCTGAAAATTCTCACTTCGAATGTGCTCGGCGAGAAGGGCATCGGCTACCAGGCGCAAGTCCGGAACAACGACAAAACCCTGAACGATGCTTTCAACACGAAGATCGAGGACTCGTGGAAGGAATGGGGCAAGCTCGGGAATTGCACCGTGGACGGAAAGCTCTCTTTCCGCGGCGTCCAGACTTTGGTGCTGAAAAACATCGCGACCGACGGCGAGGTGTTCGTTCGGATGGTGCGGGGGTTCAACAATAAGCACCGCTTCGCTCTCCAGCTCATCGACGCCGACCAGGTCGACCATCTCTTCACGCGCTACGCGTCGAAGACCGAGAACGAGATTCGCATGGGCATTGAGGTCGACGAGTGGGGCCGTCCGGTCGCCTACCACGTCAACGCAAAGCATCCGTCGGACCTCGGCGGCTCTCTGCTCCGCGAACGAATTCCTGCGGACCAGGTTCTCCATCTCTACGATCCAGAGCGGATCAATCAAACCCGCGGGATCACCTGGTTTCATCCGTGCATGATGGAAATGCGGATGCTCGGGGGATATGTCGAGGCCGAACTCGTGGCCGCGCGTGCAAGCTCCGCAAAGATGGGCTTCTTCCAGCACACCGATCCTTCCAGCTACGTCGAGCCGAACCCGGACGCGAAATATCGCATCGAGGCGCAGCCTGGTGTGATCGAGACGGTCCCTCCCGGACTGGAATTCAAGTCCTGGACTCCCGACCATCCAGCCCAGGCGTTCCCCGCGTTCCTGAAGGCGATGCTCCGGTTCGTCGCCTCATCGATGGGTGTCTCCTACAACGCGCTCGCCTCGGACCTCGAGGGCGTGAACTATTCCTCGATGCGCTCCGGCCTGCTCATCGAGCGCGACCAGTGGAAGATGCTGCAGTCGCTGATGAAGGAGCAAATGCTCCAGCCGATTTTCGAGAACTGGATGTCGCTCGCACTGCTCTCCGGCGCGCTCGTTCTCGATTCCCGCGATCCCGCGCGCTTCTGCTGTGGCAAGTGGGAACCACGCGGATGGGTTTGGGTCGACCCGCTCAAGGACGTGCAGGCCGGCATTCTCGCCATCGGCGCGGGTCTCACTTCGCGCGATGCGCTCATCTCCGAGCAGGGCGGCGATGTCGAGGAAGTGTTCGAGCAACTGTCGGAAGAGAAAACCCTCGCCAAGGAATACGACCTCGACCTGGTCATCGCAGCGAAGGCACCGACCGTGGACAAGGGTCCGAAGGAAGCCGTCACCGAAGGCGATGAGGCCGATGGCGAGACCAAATCTGCCGACGAATCACAAATCAATTTTACCTTCAACTCCCCGCCCATCCCGGAGGTGCCGGTGCGGATGAGTACGATTCCCGTGTCGCTCGACTTAAACGTCGAAACGAACCGCGGAACGGTGAAAAAGAAAATCACGGTCCAGAGAAACAGGAGCGGAGCGGTGACAGGCGCTGAAGTGACGGAGGAACAATGGCCATCACGACCGCAATAACCAACTCGTTCAAGCAAGAAATTCTAGATGGGATTCATCTCGCGGCCGACGTCTACAAAATGGCGCTGTACACGAGCGCCGCGGCTTTGGACAAAACGACCACGACTTACTCGACGACGAACGAGGTTGTGGGGGCGGGCTACACGGCGGGAGGGGCAACCCTGGCGGGACGCGTGAACGGGATTTCCGGGGACACCGCTTATCTCACGTTCACGAATCCGGCGTGGGCGGCGGCGACCATCACGGCGCGCGGCTGCATTATTTACAACTCCACGCGCGGAAACAAAGTCGTAGCGGTTTTCGATTTCGGTGGGGACATCATCAGCACCGCTGGAACTTTCACCGTAGTGCTTCCTGCAGCCGGCTTGACCGCTGCGGTCAGGATTGCCTAATGGCTGAACTCGGCTATCAAAATCCGACGGTCTCGACGGACTCGAAGCTCGATTCGACGCTGGTGAATCCAGGCGATAGCTCCGGCATCGAAGTGCGCCGGGAAAACGTACAGATTTTCAGCAGTTCGGAAGACCGGCAGTTGAGGCAGATGGATGCACTTTTCCAATCTGACCAGAGCGACCTTTCTTCCATCAGAAGGCACACGGAACGCTTTAGCCCATCGGACCGCCGCGGCGGATGCGGCAGAGGGAGCACGCGATGATCTTCGAAGGAACTTACCGGCGATTCTTGGGGCTTAGGAGCGGGAAGGCGCAGATCGACGCAAGGATGACGCACCAGGAGAGTCTGGCCGCGGCATTGGTGGAGCCGCCGGGTTTTGAAATGACCCGTGCGGGTCGGAGGTTCTTTCTAGCTTTCAATGGAACGGTTCCTACGGGCATCGCTCCGGTCCAAGCATTTCCCACCACGGCGGCACAGTGGGCTATTTCCAACGCAGACGCCGTCGCAACCTATTTTTTCAAAACGCTTGGCGCGCTTCTGTTTTCTGGCACATCGGGACTCGGCGGGGAATTGCTGGCGTGCATTTTTCAGTCCCCTGCTCAACAGGGGTTCGCCGCGGGTGTGGCCGTGCAAAACGCCGGGAACAGTGCACGGGGTTCGAAGGCTGCTGTGAAATCCGGCGTAACCATCACCACGCCGGCGCTCCCGAACTGGTTTCCAGTTGCGGAACAAATTGCTGGCGCAGCTCAAATCGGGCCGGCATCTTCGATTGCGAACAGGCAGCTCGACGGCCGCATCGCAGTTCCGCCCGGCTTTAGTTTGGGCCTCGCGGTCCTGGCTCCCGCGGGAACGACGCCGCTCTATCTGCCTATCGCCGAATGGATCGAGCAAGAAACCGACATGGAGTAATCGATGCCGCTAGAGCTACTCGGACAAACTCGACGGTGGTTCGGCACGAACGCGACAGCGGCAATCGTTGGCGCGATGGCAATGTTCGCGACTGGCATTTTCGGCGCGACGGGCGCAGCAAACACGAGTCAGGCGGGCATCGGGTCGACCAGCGCGGCGGGAATCATCGCAGCATCCGGCGATGCCAATCGCGCGGTGACGGGCGTCTCCGGGACCTCCGCGGCCGGAACAGACACGGCAACCGGTGGTGCGAACACATCGCAGGCCTGGGCGCAGGTCACAAGCGCGGCGGGAGGGCTAAGTGTTCTCACCGGAGAATTTGCGATCATCTCCGGCGCTGAGGCAACTTCCGCGGTCGGCGCAGAAACTGCCACTGGCGCAGCGAACACGAGTCAAGCCGGCATCCAGTCCGCGACTGCCGCAGGAATCCTTGCGACATTGGCGGATGCCAATAGCGCGGTGACAGGCGTCGCCGGGACCTCAGCGGCTGGAGCGGTCCCGGCGACCGGGGCTGCCAATACCAATCAAACCGGGGCGCAGGCCACAAGCGCCGTCGGCAACGTACTCGCCATCACCGGGGAATTCGCGGCGGTCACCGGCGCAGAGACCATCTCTGCAGCCGGCATGGACACCGCGCTGGGCGATGCGAACAGCCATCTGCCTGCGGCACAAGCTACAAGTGCGGCTGGGACAGTTTCCTCGCAGAGCGGTGCTTCTCTTTCCACGGGCGGCGGTGGATTCCGCGTGACCCACGAAAAGAAGCGGATCACGAATGGATTCGCGACGCTCGAGGGGACGGCCTGTTCATCGAAGGCCGGGAAGCTCACAGCATCCGGCGCCGGGAGAGCAGGTCTTTCAGTAGTCGCAGCACCGGCGGAATCTGGCCGCTTGAAAGCTCGCGGAGTCCAGAACCCCACCGATGAAGAACTTTTGCTGTTTTTTGTGGAGGGAGCATGACGACCGAACTACTTGCACGCAAAAAAGAAAAGCTCGGGGACTCGCTCCCGATGCTCATGAGGGAGTTCGAAGTTCTGGAAATGATTCCCGTCGCGAAGCGGTTCCTAACCGCAGCACAGGTCAAAGAGCGAACGGACCGCGCGGCGCGGCGACAGGCGAGGAAGGATGCCGGCGAACCGCCGGACCCGGACGACGAGGACGACGACACAGAGGCAAATGCCGCTGATAACGGGGACGAGGCGAAGGGTCGCGATGAGGACCGCTTCGACATCTCGATCTCCTCCGAGTATCCGGTCGAGCGATGGTTCGGGAAGGAAATTCTCGACCACTCGGCCGATGCCATCGACCTCTCGCGCGCCAAGCGCGGACTCTCTTTTCTCGATTCGCACGACTACAAGTCGGTGATCGGGATCGTCGAGAAGGTCAAGGTCGGCGACGACAAAAAACTTCGCGGTCAGGTCCGGTTCTCACGGAGTGCTCCGGCGCAGCAAATCAAGACGGACATTCAGGACGGAATCCGGCGCTTCATCTCTGTCGGCTACATGGTAAGCGAGTACACGCTCGTGACGTCCTCGAAAGAGGAAGGCGACACGTACCGCGCGTCGAAGTGGACGCCGATGGAGGCGAGTTCGGTCGGGGTCCCTGCAGATCCGACCGTTGGAAACGACCGCAAGGCAGGGGAGCAGTACCCAGTTTTGATTCGCAGTGCAATTCCGGCTTCCGAGCCGAATCTCAAGGAGGTCATCGTGGAACCTGTAATTACAGTGGAACAATCCCGGACCGCCGCCGCTGAAATCATTCGGCTCGGCAGGGTCCACCAAATCGATCAGGAGCGTGTGGCGAAGGCTGTCGGCGACGGAGAAACCGTTGAGGCATTCTCGCGATTCGTTCTCGACGAAGTCGCCAAGCGCGGAGGGAAGCAGCTCAGGCAGCCTCCCGCCGAAGGGCAGGACCGCTTGGACCTCACCGACAAGGAGCAGGAACAGTACAACGTCGCGCGCGGGATCATGACCTGCATCCGCAACGACGAAATGTCGCAGGCGGGAACGTCCAAGCGCGATAACTGCTTTGAGCTCGAAATCTCGGAGCAAATCGAGAAGACCTGGACCGGCAAACGCCACGGCGGTCTCTTTGTGCCGTGGAGCATCCGTCATGCCTGGACGCCGGAACTGCAGGCGAAGTTTGGTGACGTGCTCAAAAAGCGCGCGGGTCTCGATTCGGCCACGGCTACGGCCGGTCAGGAATTGAAGTTCACCGAGCCGGGGGAATTCATCCAGTTCCTCTACAACCAGATGCGCGTGAAGGAACTCGGCGCGCGCACTCTCGCCGGTCTCCGCGATAACGTCTCCTATCCGAAGCAGACCGGGAAAGCATCCGGCTCGTGGGTGGGTGAGAACCCCGGCTCCGACGTCGCCGATTCCGCGCTGACGCTCGGCTCCATCGCCAGCTCTCCGAAGACCTACCAGTCCTCCTCTAGCTATTCACGTCAATTGCTGGCGCAGGCTGTGGTCGATGTGGACACTCTCGTGCGTGAAGACCTCGGCCGCGATCTCGCTCTGGCTATCGACTCAGTCGCCATTCTTGGTGGCGGCACGAACCAACCGAACGGGATCACATCGACGGCCGGTGTGCCGACCTACGTGATGATTGCAGACGCCGGCAACGGTGGTGCTCCCTCTTGGGACGACATCGTGATCATGACCCAGAAGCTCGAGGACGTGAACGCCGATCAACTCGGCGAGGGCGCTTGGCTCACCACGCCGAAGTGCAAGTCGAAGCTGAAGAGGCTCGGCAAGCTCGCGAACACGATCGCGCTGCCGATCTGGGCCGACGACAACACGGTGGACGGCTACCGCGGACGGTCCTCGAACGCGGTCCCGAATAACAACACCAAGGGCACAAGCGGCGCGACTCTCAGTACGCTGATTCGCGGAATCTTCGAGACGATGATCATCGGCATGTGGGGCAGCGGATTCGAGCTCGTTGTCGATCCGTACCGCCTGAAGAAGCAGGGGATGATCGAGCTCACCACCTTCATGCTCGTGGACGTGACGCTGAGGTATCCGACGGCGTTCGTTCTCGCGAAGTTCGTCGTCACCACGTAAGGGTTTACCCCGCGCGGTGCCTCGATTGAACCGCAGACTCCCGTGGGCGCTCGGTTGCCACGCCCACGGGGGCTGCAGAAAGGGAAAGGTTGGGTCATGGCTGGAGAAACGAAACGCATCAAGCTTCTACGCTCCATCGTTCTGGGCGGCGGCGTAGAGGGCGAAGAAGGAGAAGTTCACGAGGTGAGTCGCGCTCTCGCGCACCAACTCATCGGCGAAGGTTCGGCCGAGCACCATCTTGAGGAAGGCGAGGAACCGGAAACCGGTCCCACGACCGTCGACCGCATGGAGCGTCCCGGTAATGCCGACCCGAAGTCGCGGCGCATCTCCGGTCCGCCGGCGAAGGCCAAGGACAAGTAATTGCCGACGCCGTCCACTGCTCCCGCTTTTGGGGACGCCGATATCCCTGCCCTGATGAAGGACATGGGTATCGCCGTCACTGTGGGAGGAGTGGCCGGCATCGGTTTGCTCGATGAAGCGGACCAGATCCTCGTGCAAGACGTGAACCGCGGCGAAGTGGTAGCCACGGCGACGACTCTCACGATTCAAACGTCCGCTTTTCCGAACGCGAAGATCGGGGATGCCGTCATTGTCGGGAGCAGAAATTTCACGATCCGCGAGCGGCTCCGGGAGAGCGATGGCGGTCTGACGAAGCTGTTGCTCGGCGTGTAAACGCCTAGGAGGATGAGTGCCGACTTCGATTCGCGAACAGATCATGGTGATTCTCGTGGCGGCTCTCAACGGCGCGAGCGGGATCACAGGACTGACCGTTCACCGGGAACGGACGCGACCAATCGAAATCGATTCGCTGCCGGCCATCATGGTTTATGCGGACGACGATGTCCCGAAAACTCTCGGCCAGCAGACCTACGCCGCTCCTCTTACGGAGCGGCAATTCTCGCTAGTGCTGGAATGCCGGGCGCAGGGTTCGAGTAGCGTCTCGCCGGATGAGGCGCTGGACCCCGTGCTCGTATGGGCGGCAAAGACGGTGCTCGCGAATGAA